GAATACTGCTTTATCAGCTTCTGAAGTTAGAGAAATTTACAACGAAGGTCGCCCTAGCAATCTACATAACTTTTCTGGTGCAGCTCCTGTAGCGTGGTGGCAGTTAGGTGAAAATAGTAGTTTTAATGGAAATGATTGGATTGTAGCTGACGAAATAGGATCAAACAATGGAGAAAGTAATGGTATGCCAGTAAGCGCTTTAACAAACGGTGTAGGTACAACAGCTAATGGAGTGTCTAGCGGAATGTCAGAAGGTAGTTTAGTAGGTGACGCGCCATATAGTACGGCTAATGCAATATCAAGTGGTATGCCGGTTACAGCTAGAGGAATAGATGTACCGTCGTAAAAAAAAAATAAAACAAGTAAATATATAAATAACAAGTAATTAACAAATAACAATTAAACAATGGCAACAACTTATGTAGTAATTAACTTATCTGATACAAACGCAGTTTTGTTCAGTCAAGTGAATCAGTCTTCTGCTCAAACAATGAGAAGAAACGTAGCTAACACAGAGGGTGTTTTGTCTTTTCAGGTAGAGCCTAGCTTTATTACAAACGGTTCGTTGACACCTGTTGGGACTTATACTCATGAAGAGATATTAGTCTTATTAGCTACTCCAGAATGGACACCTGCTGAACCAGGACCAGGAGAGTAAATAAAAACAAACAATTAAATTAAATCAAATGAAAATTAAAGAAGAAGAATTATTATTAATTCAAGAGCAACAAAAACAGCTTAACGAGCTTGTTCACAACATCGGATTATTAGAAAGCCAAAAGCATGGATTACTTCATGAAATAGCTGGAGCTAATAAAGAAATAGAAGATTACAAAGAGGTTTTAGAAGCTGAGTATGGTGCTATCAATATTAATGTTGAAGATGGTACTTATACTAAGATAGAAGAAGATGTCGAAAGTAATAAGGAAGATTAGTATAGGTTCTGACTACAAGAACGATGCAATGCATTATTCAACTGGTCAGGAAGTATACGGTGGACATACTATTAGTGATATTCTTTTTGAAGATCAAGATCAGTCATATAATATTTTTATAACTAAAAATAATGAAGTCTTGCCTTGGAAAAAGTTTAACGCTAATATGGCAATATCTGTAGAGTACGATTTAAAGTACTAATGAAAAGCTTATATAGCTTTATTGTAAAACCTTTAAATGAAAGGTATGACAATATTAAAAAAGTTGATGATAAAACACTCATCATTAATACAGGTATTGAAAACCATAGGTTTGTTAGTAAAAAAGCTGCTGTTGTATCTACTCCAGCGGCTTACACCTCAAAGATAAAAGTAGGTGATGAGCTTTACGTACATCATAATATATTTAGAAGATGGTATGATCAAAAAGGTAATGAAAGAAATAGTTCAACCTTTTTCAAAGATGACTTATATTTTGTTTCACAAGAACAAATATACATGTATAATCTTAAACCACATTTAGATTATTGTTTTGTAAAACCACTTAAAAACCAAAACTTATTAGAGAACAGGAAAGAGCAACCTAACGTTGGTATAATGAAATATAGTAATAGTTCATTAGAAGCGCTAGGAATCACCCCTGGAACACTTATTACGTTTACCCCAAATTCTGAGTTTGAATTTATAATAGATGGTGAACGACTTTATTGTATGAAATCAAATGATATAGCTTTAACTCATGAATACCAAGGAAACGAAGAAGAAAATAATCCAAGCTGGGCAAAAAGCAGTTGAGGAACTTATAAAGGTAGCAAAAGAAAAGATTGTAGACTCAGACGACGATGTAAGCGCTGATAGATTAAAGAATGCTGCCGCTACTAAAAAGTTAGCTATATTTGATGCTTTTGAAATACTTAATCGTATTCAACAAGAAGAAGATATACTAAATGAAAAACCAAAAGAAGTTAAAGAACAAAAGTCTTTTAGAGGTTTTGCAGAAGGGAGAAGTAAGTGAGTTACGAACAAGCACTTTGGAAAGAAATTAAGGACGTTGTAAATCCTAAGATATTAGCTAAAAACAATAGATTTAAAAAATGGGAGTATGGTTATAACTCTGATTATGATTTTATAGTAATAAGTAAAACTGGAAAAATTGGACAAATCATTGAAATACAAGATCTCAGGATTGCTTTACCGGCAACAGATGAACCGTTTAAACGAAGCGATAAAAAAGCGGAACAATACTGGGAAAGACAAGACTACCCAAAAGAATTAAGTAAAATCAAAAGTAGATTTGACTGGGAAGAATACCCAGCTGAATTTAAAGAAAAGTGGTATGATTACATCGACGAAGAATTCAAAAGGCGAGAAAATGGTTATTGGTTTTACAATAACGGCATGGCTAATTACATTACTGGTACTCATTACATGTACCTCCAATGGTCAAAGATCGATATTGGAGCACCAGACTATAGAGAAGCAAATAGACTCTTCTTTATATTTTGGGAAGCATGTAAAGCAGATACAAGATGTTACGGAATGTGCTACCTTAAAAACAGACGATCTGGATTCTCTTTTATGTCGTCAGCGGAACTTGTTAACCAAGCTACAATATCTTCCGATGCTAGATTCGGTATATTGTCCAAGTCTGGTTCGGACGCCAAAAAAATGTTTACAGATAAAGTTGTACCCATATCAGTCAACTACCCGTTCTTCTTTAAACCCATTCAAGATGGTATGGACAGGCCAAAAACTGAGTTGGCATATCGTGTTCCGGCATCAAAGCTTACTAGAAGAAAGCTTGAGTCGAATGAACAGCTTAGAGAACTAGAAGGATTAGATACAACTATTGACTGGAAAAATACAGGTGACAACTCTTACGATGGTGAAAAGCTAAAACTATTAGCTCATGATGAAAGTGGTAAATGGGAAAGACCTGATAATATATTAAATAACTGGAGAGTTACAAAAACTACATTAAGACTAGGATCAAGAATCGTGGGCAAGTGTATGATGGGCTCAACTTCAAATGCTTTAGATAAAGGTGGAGACAACTTCAAAAAATTATACTACAATTCAGACGTTACTAAAAGAAATAGAAACGGACAAACATCTTCTGGCCTCTACTCTCTTTTCATCCCTATGGAATGGAACTACGAAGGATTCATGGATACTTTTGGACTTCCTGTCTTCACTAGACAAAAGAGTCCAGTCAAAGGAGTTGATGGTGAACCAATTACAATCGGAGTTATTGAGCACTGGGAAAACGAAGTTGATGGACTTAAAGACGACACAGACGGATTAAACGAATACTATAGACAGTTTCCAAGAACTGAAGCTCATGCATTCAGAGACGAAGCTAAAAACACATTATTTAACTTAACCAAGATATATCAACAAATAGATTATAATCTTGAAATGAACAATGTATCTTCTGTAACTAGAGGGAGCTTCATGTGGGAAAATGGTATTAAGGATACAAGAGTTTCTTTTATGCCTAATAAAGATGGTAGGTTTTTAATATCTTGGGTACCACCTAAAAACTTACAAAATCGAGTGATAGTAAATAATGGGCTTAAGAGTCCTGGAAACGAACACATTGGAGCTTTTGGTTGTGATAGCTATGATATATCAGGTACAGTAGATGGTAAAGGATCTAACGGAGCATTACATGGCTTAACAAAGTTTAGTATGGAAGATGCACCGCCTAATCATTTCTTTTTAGAATATATATCAAGACCTCAAACAGCTGAGATATTCTTTGAAGATGTGTTAATGGCTTGTGTATTTTATGGTATGCCTATACTTGCTGAAAATAACAAACCAAGATTATTATACTACTTTAAACGTAGAGGTTATAGAGGTTTTTCAATGAATCGTCCTGATAAAATTTGGAATAAACTTTCTACAACAGAAAAAGAAATAGGTGGAATACCTAACTCAAGTGAAGACATTAAACAAGCACATGCTGCTGCAATTGAATCTTATATAGAACAATACATAGGTATACTTCAAGAAGGTTATGGAGATATGTACTTTCAAAAAACCCTAGAAGACTGGGGGAGGTTTAATATTAATAACAGAACTAAGTTCGATGCTACTATAAGCTCTGGTTTAGCTATAATGGCTTGTAACAAAAATAGATACAGACCTAATCCTGAAAGAAAATATCAACCTATTAGTTTAGGTATTAAAAGATATAACAATGATGGGGTAACTTCAAAAATAATAAAATAAATAGATGATTTATACTACTAATAATAGTTCATTCCCGGATCAGGTGGTACCTGACGCAGAGAAAGCTACTTTAGATTATGGACTTGCTGTCGGTAGAGCGATTGAGGGTGAATGGTTTAGAAATAATGGTCGTGGTAATAATGGATACGCAACTAATTATAATAACTACCACAGCTTAAGACTGTATGCAAGAGGTGAGCAACCTGTTCAAAAGTATAAAGATGAACTAGCTATTAATGGTGATTTATCATATTTAAACTTAGACTGGAAGCCAGTTCCAATAATATCTAAGTTTGTAGATATTGTCGTTAATGGAATGACTCAAAGAAATTATGAAATAAGCGCTTTTAGTGTTGATCCATTTTCTTTGAAATCAAGAACTGATTACGCATCTACGTTGTTAAGAGATGTTAGAGAGTTAGAGCTAATTCAACAAATGGAGAAAGAGTTGGGGGTTGAAATATTATCTAAAGAAGTTAGAGAATTAGGTTTAGAAAACGAAGATGAAGTAAAATTACATTTACAACTAGATTACAAACAGTCAATCGAAATAGCCGAAGAAGAAGTTATAAAAGATATATTAAATAAAAACAAATACGACTCTATAAAAAAGAGGTTTTGTCAAGACTTAGTAACGCTTGGTATATCAGCAGTTAAAACAACTTGGAATAAAGCTGAAGGGATTGTTGTAGATTACGTAGACCCAGCTTCTTTAGTTTATTCTTACACGGAAGATCCTAACTTTGAAGACATATATTATGTTGGTGAAGTAAAGTCTGTTTATATATCAGATTTAAAAATGGAATTTCCATACTTAACAGATCAAGAACTTCAAACTATACAGAAATACCCTGGTAATCAAGAATATTTAAGAAATTGGAGTGGTAAACAAGATGATTTAACCGTACAAGTATTATATTTTGAATATAAGACTTACTCTGATCAAGTTTTTAAAATAAAACAAACACCTACGGGTTTAGAAAAAGCATTACAAAAGCCTGATACTTTTAATCCGCCTGAAAGCGAGAAGTTTAATAGAGTTTCTAGAACTATCGAAACATTATATAGTGGAGCAAAAATATTAGGACATCCTATGATGTTAAAATGGGAACTAGCGGAAAATATGACAAGGCCTAATTCTAACATAAATAAAGTTAGAATGAACTACAATATATGTGCTCCTAGAATGTATAAAGGCCGTATTGAATCTACCGTTAGTAAAATAACAGGCTTTGCTGATATGATTCAGTTAACACATCTTAAACTGCAACAAGTATTATCTAGAGTAGTGCCAGATGGTGTTTATTTAGACATGGATGGTTTAGCAGAAGTTGATTTAGGTAATGGAACTAACTACAATCCAGCTGAAGCTTTAAATATGTATTTTCAAACTGGTTCTATTGTAGGTAGATCGTTAACACAAGATGGCGATATTAATAGAGGTAAAGTTCCTATACAAGAATTACAAACAGGTTCAGGTGGAGCCAAAATACAAAGCTTAATACAAACTTATCAGTATTACTTACAAATGATACGAGATGTTACCGGTTTGAACGAAGCTAGAGATGGATCAACACCTGATAAAAACTCTCTAGTAGGTTTACAGAAGTTAGCAGCGGCTAACTCAAACACGGCTACAAGACATTTACTTCAAGCTATGATGTATATGACTGTTAAAACGTGTGAAAATATAAGTTTAAGAGTAGCTGACTCTTTAGAGTTTCCATTAACTAAACAAACTTTAGAAAACAGTATATCTAGATTTAATGTAGGTACTTTGGAAGAGCTTGCAGATTTAAACATGTATGAGTTTGGAATATTTTTAAATTTAGAACCAGACGAAGAAGAAAAACAAGTTTTAGAACAAAACATTCAAATAGCTTTAAAATCAGGTCAAATAGACTTAGATGATGCTATAGACTTAAGAAGTATAAATAATCTTAAGTTGGCTAATCAAATGCTAAAACAAAGAAAAGCCAAAAGACTTAAAATAAAACAACAGCAACAAGCTGCTCAAGTACAACAGCAGACTAATGCTAACGCTGAATTAGCTGAAAGAACAGCTCAAGCTGAAATGCAAAAACAACAAGCTTTAACAGAGTCTGAAATGCAAGTAGAACAAGCTAAATCTCAGTTTGATATAAACAAGATGCAGCAAAAAGGAGAACTTGACAAGCAGATTCTTCAGATGAAGTTCCAGTTTGATATGCAGCTTAAACAAATGGAGATTCAAGTTCAAAAAAGTAAAGAACAAGAGATTGAAGATAGAAAAGATAAAAGAACTAAAATCCAAGCAACTCAACAAAGCGAGATGATTTCTCAAAGAAAAAACGATTTACTACCTATAGATTTTGAAGCAAAACAAGATCTAGCTAATAATGATATGGGTAGCTTACAAAACCCAGGAGAATTAATGCCTGAGTAAATTTCATTAACTATTATATTATATTATGTCAGAAAAAGAAGAAGTAAAACCTTTAAAAGTTAAGGTTAAGAAACCTTCATTAAAAACTAAATCAAACAAAGTACATAAAGTTGATTTAAGTAAAAAAGAAGAAGTAAAAGAAGAAATAAAAGAAGATGCCATTCAAGAGCCAAGCGCAGAGAAAGTGGATGTACAAGAACCATCCGGAGATGGCAAAAAAGTGGGAGAAACACACGAAGAAAAAGTCGTTGCCACTGAAGCTAAAGAAGAAAAAGAAGTAATATCTCCAATATCTGAAATAACTGAAGAAGCTGCTAAAGAAGTAGAAGAAGTTAAGAAAGAATATAAAGAAGCTATAAGAGATGAAAAGGTTACTGGAAAACCATTACCTGAAAACATCGAAAAACTAGTTTCATTCATGGAAGAAACAGGTGGAACTATCGAAGATTATGCTAGATTAAATAGAGATTATTCTAATATAGACGATACTTCTTTACTTAAAGAATATTACAAAAATACTAAACCACATTTAGATCAAGAAGAAATAAACTTCATAATGGAAGACAATTTCTCTTTTGACGAAGATATGGATGAAGAGCGAGATATAAAGAAAAAGAAACTTGCCTTCAAAGAAGAAATTGCTAAAGCCAAAAACTTTTTGGAAGAAACCAAGAGTAAGTACTACGACGAAATCAAGTTGAGACCCGGCGTAACTCAGGACCAACAAAAAGCATTAGACTTTTTCAATAGATACAACAAAGAACAACAAATAGCTGATCAACGTCATAAAACGTTTCAATCAAAAACTAATGAGTTTTTCACTAATAATTTCGAAGGTTTCGAGTTTAACGTAGGTGAAAAGAAATTTAGATACAATGTTGGAAATGCTAATGATGTTGCAGAAAAACAGTCAAACTTAAACACGTTTGTTAAGAAGTTCTTAAACAATGAGGGTGAAGTTGTTGATACTGTAGGTTATCACAAAGCTATTTACGCCGCTGAAAATGCAGACACTATCGCTAATCATTTCTATGAGCAAGGTAAAGCCGACGCTGTAAAAGATATGATGGCTAAATCTAAGAATATAACAGGTCAAGTAAGGCCACAAGCTAATGGTGATATGTTTATTAATGGATTAAAAGTGAAAGCTGTCACTGGCGCAGATAGTTCTAAGTTGAAATTTAAAATAAAAAAATAACAACAACTAAAAACAAAATAAAATGAGTTTTGCAACTAGCGGGTCTTTTCCTGCTTCTATAGTTCCAATGCCGAATCAAGTAGCTGTACAAGATAATTATATCGATTTTCAGAAGGCTGGTTTTTCGCAATGGACACAACAATATCTACCTGAGCTTTACGAAGCAGAAGTAGAAAGATACGGAAACCGAACTATTGGTGGTTTCTTGAGAATGGTTGGCGCTGAAATGCCAATGACATCTGATCAAGTTATTTGGTCTGAACAAAATAGATTACATGTAGCTTATGATACGGTACAGGTAGCTGCAGTCGCTAATAATCAAGTAACTGTTACTATTACACCTCAAGGTGCTGAGGCTTCTTCTGGTGTTAGAGTTGGTAATACAATTTTAATATCTGACAATGCTACTGGTCTTGTGACTACTAAAGCTCTTGTGATTGGTATTAACGCTACAGGTTTTGTATTAACTTGTGAGTTATATGACGCTGCTCCTGCTGGAATTATCACAGGCGCTGCTTCAAATAGCTTGTTTGTATACGGTTCTGAGTTTCCAAAAGGAACTAATGGAATGGGTGGAGCTATTGAACCAGGTGTAACTACTTACAAAAATTCTCCAATTATACTTAAAGATAACTATGAATTAAGTGGTTCTGATGTTGCTCAAATAGGTTGGATCGAAGTTGCTACTGAAGATGGTCAGTCTGGATACTTATGGTATTTAAAAGCTGAGTCTGAAACTAGACTAAGATTTGAAGACTATATGGAGATGTCAATGGTTGAAGGTGAAAAAATGACTGGAACAGTTGCTTTTGGAACTAATTTTACGCCAACTGGTGGTACTCCAACTCAAAATATCAAAGGTACTGAAGGTTTATTTGCTGCTATCGAAGCAAGAGGTAATGTATACTCTGGTTTTGCTGGAGCTGCTGCTCCTGGTGCTGGTGCTTTAGGTGATTTCGATGAAATCCTTAAAAACCTAGACAAGCAAGGTGCTATTGAAGAAAACATGTTATTCTTATCTAGAGCTACTGCTCTTGATTTCGACGATATGATCGCTGCTGTTAATGGTGGATTTGCTTCTACTCAAGCTGCTTCTTTCGGATTATTTGAGAATGATGGTGATATGGCATTAAACTTTGGATTTTCAGGTTTTAGAAGAGGTTCTTATGACTTCTACAAAACTGATTGGAAATATCTAAACGATGCTACGACTAGAGGTTTATCTAATGAGATTGATGGTGTAATGGTTCCTGCTGGAACAACTACAGTTTACGATCAAATGTTAGGATCAAACATCAGACGTCCTTTCTTACATGTAAGATATAGAGCTTCTGAGTCTGAAGATAGAAAGATGAAGTCTTGGATCACTGGATCTGTAGGTGGAGCTTACACTTCTGATCTTGACGTTATGAGAGTTAATTTCTTATCTGAAAGATGTTTAGTAACTCAAGCTGCTAATAACTTTGTGTTATTTAAAGGAGCTTAATTAATTATTAATATTTAAAAGATAGAAATTATGGCTAAATTAATAGAAGCAAAATATAACACTGACCAACCTTTATATATTCCTTCTGAGGAATTGTTAAAAGTTGTAGCTAGTGATAGTTCTAACAACTGTGTATTTACTTACATTGGTGGTTCAACTATTACTGCAACTATAACATTGGACGATGCTGCCGCTGCTAGGGCTTTAGAAGCTAGCTTACAAGCATCTTGGTTAAAGTGTATAAATGCAGGTCCAGACGCTGCTGGAGCTGTTGCTAATACAACTGTATTTACAGCTGTATCATAAAACAAAATAATAAGATCCCGCTTCGGCGGGGTCTTTTTTAATTATTATATTATATTATATTATGGAAACAAAAGAAAATAAAAAGCCTGTAGCTAAAGCTCCAGCAACTCCTAAAGTTCAAAAAGAAACTTGGGAATATAAAGATAGAAACTATTACTTATTAGGAAATAAAACTCCATTAACTTACACAATAACATCTAGACATTCACGAAGGTATCCTTGTGTTTGGTTTGATGAAGACAAAGGTTATGAAAGAGAATTAAGATATGCTACTAATCAAAAAAGTATATTTGTAGATGAACAAAAAGGTTCAGCTACTTTAAAGCATATTGTTTTTGACCAAGGTCATTTAATGGTTCCTAAAGAAAAAAGAAATTTACAAGAGTTCTTAGCTAAACACCCTCATAAAGGCGTTTTGTTTCAAGAGCATGATAAGATAGAAGAAGCAGTTGATCAATTTGATTATCTTGAAATGGAAATAGCAGCTATGAATATGGCTTATGAAATGGATATAGACAAAGCTGAAGCTATTTTAAGAGTTGAAAAAGGTTCTTCTGTAACTGAATTAAGCTCTAAAGAATTAAAAAGAGATTTATTACTCTTTGCGAGGCAACAACCTGCTTTGCTATTAGATTTGGCTCAAGATGAAAATGTAGAGTTAAGAAATTTCGCAATTAGGTCTGTTGAAGCTAACATTGTTAGACTCGATGATGATCAAAGAACATTTAAATGGGTTGCTAATGGTCGTAAATTAATGACAGTACCTTTTGATGAAAATCCTTACTCAGCTATGGCTGCGTGGTTTAAAACAGATGAAGGACTTGAAGTTTACAAATCAATAGATAAAAAGCTTAAATAACAAGTGATTATAATTAAGGGTGGTTTTATCGCCACCCTTTTTTTTTAAAAATATTAAAATGGCAATAAACGTAAACACGGTATATACCACAGTTTTGAGTATACTTAATAAAGAACAAAGAGGATACTTAACACCTGATGAGTTTAACAAAATAGCTACTCAAGTTCAATTAGAAATATTTGAAAGCTTTTTTGAAGATTATAACCAATACATACGTATGCCAAAAACAAACGTGGAGTTCGCGTCTAGAATGGACCACATAAGAGAAGAGTTTCAAGTATTTGAAAAGAACTCAAACGCTTCTGCTGTAACTAGCAACGTTTATACACAGCCTACAGATTTACATAGATTTGGATCTGCCTTTTATGAAATAGGTACGAATTCTCCAGAATTAGAAATAGTAAGCAAAAGAGATTATCACCAACAGCGATTATCTCCTCTCACTCAACCAACTACTAATTTTCCAGTAGCAATATATCAAGAAGATAAATTAACAGTTTACCCAATTGCAACTACACCGTTGGTTTCAGATATTGGTTTTAATTATATTAGAAAACCTTTAGATGTTGTTTGGGCTTATAGTTCTGGTTCATTAGGTCAATATATATATGAGCCAACCAATACTGGAGCTGGTGTTGTTCCAACTACTGGATCTGTTAATTTTGAAATAAGTGAAAGTCAACAAACTGAAGTTATTTTATCTATATTAAAATATTCTGGTATCGTTATAAGAGATCCACAAATAATTCAAGCAGCTGCTCAAGAACTACAGCAAGAAGAAATAAATTCTAAAAGATAATAAAACATGGGATTAATAAACGAAACTAACGCTCAATATTACTCTGGTCAACAAGCTTTTACTAATTCCACAAGTCTTGGTCCTTACACTTGGACTGGTGAAACCTTATTAGCTACTTTACCAAAACCTAATTTCAAAGTATTAAAAAATGGTACAGAGCTAACATCAACTATTGACTATACCATTAATGGTAATTCAATCACATTAGTAGTTGCACCTATTTTAACAGATATTATAGTAATACAACTGCTAGAGGAGTCTATATGGGATAATTACGGTAGCTATGCTTACACTAGTTTAATAGACATCGTAAATAACTTTATGGTTGCCTATGTTGGTTTAGATAAAATCATACCGAGAGCTAAAAGATCAGATGTTATATTTCATGCTAAAAGGGGTTTACAAGAATTTAGTTATGATACTTTAAAATCTGTTAACTCACAAGAACTTACAATACCACCAAGTTTATCTTTAGCAATACCTCAAGACTACGTTAATTATGTTCAGTTATCTTGGGTAGATTCATCTGGTGTTAAACATATTATATACCCAACTACTTTAACTAGTAATCCTACACAACCATTATTGCAGAATACAGATGGAATACCTGAGCAAGATAACACTGGTGAAAATCTAGAGTCACAACAAGCTAAAACAGACGCTAGATGGGCTAGTAATAATAATCTAAACATTACAGGGCAACTAACAGATGAAATATTTGATCAAGCTAATGTATATGATTGGTCTTGGTGGAAAATGGCTTATGGTGAAAGATATGGCTTAGAACCTCAAGTATCTCAGAAAAATGGTTGGTTTACTATAAATGAAAGAGAAGGTAAGTTTAGTTTTTCTAGTGGCTTAGCAAATCAGTTGATTATATTAGAATACATCTCTGATGGCTTAGCGTATGATTCTAATACAAAAGTACCTAAGATGGCAGAAGAAGCGTTATACGCTCATATAATGCATTCTATGGTAGCTTCTAGAGCTAATTTTCCTGAGTATATAGTTCAAAGATATAAAAGAGAAAGATCAGCTAAATTAAGAAATGCTAAAATAAGATTAAGTAATATTAAACTTGAAGAGTTTACTCAAGTAATGCGTGGTAAATCTAAATGGATAAAACATTAAAGATGGCAGAGGCTAAAAATAATTTTTTACAATCTAAAATGAACAAAGATCTAGATGCTAGACTTGTTCCTAATGGTCAATATAGAGATGCTCAAAATATTGTAATAAGCAGATCAGAAGGTGATAGTGTAGGTACAGTTCAGAATGTTTTAGGTAATACTGAGTTAACAAGATTTGGCTTGACTGACAAACACTTAGAAGTTATAGGATATTATGTAGATGAATTAAATGATAGTATATATTTTTTTATAACAAACTACACTGATTCATCAGAAGATGGTTTAAGTAATTTTGCATACTCAAGTTCAAAGCATTATATATGTAGTTATAATTCAATAACTAATACTTCTAGTATATTAGTGCAAGGATATTTTTTAAATTTTTCTAAAACTAGCAATATAACCGGAGTTGACATGATAGAAAACGTGTTGTTTTTTACTGACAATAGAAACCAGCCTAGAAGAATAGATGTAAAAACAGCTAGTTCAAACTCAAGTTATTATAATTCAGAAGACAATATATCAGTTTTAAAATATTATCCATATACTCCAATATCGTTAATAAAAGAAGAAGTAACTGCTATATCTATAACTACAGCTGGTAGTGGCTATGGCAGTTTAATACTTCCTTTTGAAGTCCCAGTAAACCAAATGCAAGGTGGCACTGGAGAAGGTTTAATTGTAACTATAACCTCTGTTAGTTCAGTAACTGGAGGTATAACTGGTATTACAATGACAAATCCAGGCGTTGGTTATACTAATGGAGACGTTATAAATGTATACCCAAGAGTAGGTGATGGTACTATAACTTTAACAGTTGCAGAATCTTCTACAATGAAAAACAAAACTAATCAATACTTACCACCTAAAGCTACGTCAGGTAATAACTTGAACCCACATTACGATGTTAATTGGCCAGGTGATAAAGATTACTTGAGAGAAAGATTTGTTAGATTTAGCTATAGATTTAGATTTGAAGATGGTGAGTATTCGCTAATAGCTCCTTTTACTCAAACTGCTTTTGTTCCTGAAAATGATGGTTATTTATTAAGTGAAACATTTAATCCTAAAACAGGTGTTTCAATAAGTTCAGATTCAGATGAGCAATATGCTTATACTAGTACTACTAATAGAATAATGCGGAACAATATAAATGAAGTTGGATTAATAATTAATTGTCCTTCAACTTCATCTTCTTGGGCTAACTCTGTTTTAGATTTAAAAATAAAAGAAGTAGAATTGTTGATAAAAGAATCTGATCAAACATCTATAAAGGTTCTAGACGTTATAGAAAGTAGTGATTTATCTAATGTCAGCATAGACAAGCTTCAATATGATTACCAATCAAGAAAACCAATAAGAACGCTTCCTGAAAAAGATTATACTAGAGTTTTCGATAAAGCACCTGTTAGAGCTTTTAATCTTTCCTGCTCTGGAAATAGAGTTATATACTCTAATTACTACGACAAGCATACTAGTCCAGAGACATTAAACTATAATGTAAACACTGTTGATAAGAATACTTCTCAGTCTATAGAATATCAAAACCATACATTAAAACAGAATAGAACATACCAAGTAGGTATAGTTTTATCAGATAGATATGGCAGGCAATCAGATGTAATATTATCTGAAGTTGATGACGGAGTTGTACCTGGTTTGGTAGATACTTTTAGTGGTTCTACAGTATACAACAACTATAGAACACCAAGTGACAATAATTTGAACACGTCTACCACGTCTTGGAATGGTGAAGGTTTAGAAATATTATGGAAAACAGCAATTCCATCTGTTATTAGTAGTCCAGGTTATCCTGGTTTATACGATTTAACAAATCCACTAGGTTGGTATAGCTGGAAAATAGTAATAAAACAACAAGAACAAGATTATTACAATGTTTACTTACCTTCTATATTAAATGCCTACCCAAATAATGCTGATAAAGAGCTAAATAAAACAGCTCATATATCTTTGTTTTCTGACAATATAAACAAAGTTCCTAAAGACTTAACAGATGTTGGTCCTGAAGCTAAAGAATTTAGAAGTTCTGTTAATTTGTTTGGTAGAGTTACTAACATTAACTTTAATACGAGCCCTGTAACTAATGGTAATGTTCAGTTTTACCCAACAACTACACCTGATTTTGTTAATACTATCGGAACGCAGAAAGATTTAAATATAGGATCTTCTTCGGTTATTTCTCAGGAAAGTGCAACAACAGTGGCTAGTGGTGATACTACAGGTACTTTAATTGCTGAAGGGAATTTTAGATCTGATTCTATTATTGGGCAAAGAGTTAGTGTTAGAGCTAATGACGGTACTGTTATATTTAACAATAGACAATTAACATATTATGTTGCTAAAGCTGGGGTTGGTGGTTCTCAAGATGCTGTAATCAAGTTTATTCCAGAATATACCAATAACACAGGTAGTTCTATAACCTTTGATCAAGTATCTTTAAATTCATCTCCTTTTTATAATGCTGAAAACAATCCGTTAATAGGTAGAATATCAACAATTCCTTCAGGATTCAACACTTCTCCATCTCCAAATATAGGTGAACCAGTTGACTTTAATGATAGTTCATCTTCTACCGATGACTCTTATTTCCCTATCAATCTAGCTGTTTACGAAACTAAACCAAGTTTTTCTAATTTAGAAATATTTTGGGAAACGCCTACTTCAGGCTTGATAAGCGTTTTAAATACTGAAATAACAACGGGAGATAGCGACACGCCTTATGGGTACTCTGATCCATCAATAGCTTGGTTTGAAAATGAAGGTGTTTCATCTTTCGTAACTAATAACATATACCCTATTGATTTTGACGGAAACAATATAGTTAGTCCAGATGCTTCTTTTGAATTAAACTCTGTTGTTGTAAATCCTGGAAACACGCCCGTAAACAACTTGTTTGAGCTATTTAATAATGGTAATGGTAGTTTTGTTATAAAAACAAAAAACAATCCAGGTGTTGAAAATGTTTACTATGGTCAAGATGAGGCTTTAGGATTTAATCAATATACTTTTACGGTTACTTGTATCGTAAACTACAGGACAATAACAGCTAGTTTTACCGGTGGTTTGTCTAATATAGTTCCTAGCTGGACTTTTAACATTATACCGGCAACAACTTTTAGCTGGGGTGATCTTGCCAATGTAAACAATAGCGGTCCTATTCAAGGTGATATGTATTATTTAGGTAGTTTATTGACATATGGTAACCTAAGAACTAATACTGAATTTACCGGTAACACCAATGGTAATCCTACTAATGGTTCTGTTATTAGTCCAAATAATTCTAATCAAACTAGAGAGCTTTCTATAAGTAATTTAACAGCTACGTTTGTCTCTGGTGATCAACAGAATTTTAATGGAGTTATACAGCCTGGCCCAGCAAGAATAGACAACGGGACTACTACTGGAGACTTAGATCCAAACGATAATTCAATAACTGGATTAGGTATATATATACACTATAGTTCTTTAGGAGCGCCACAAGGTGGTGGTGGTTCAACCGCTAAGTATGATATTAATTTTAAATTATACGATGGAGGTGGTCTTTTTACAGAGTACACCGTTAGAGCTGAGTTAGCTAATTAATAAAAATATATGTCAACTATAACAAAAGTATCTTATTACAACACTTTTTGGAATAAAAAAGTAGTAACGCAAGGCCCCGCTTCAGCACCAGGTTTAGTTTCTTATTGGCCTGGATTACCATGGAACCCAGCTGGATACCCAGTATATCCTAATGACATGACTATAGTAGCTAGTGATTATGAAAGAAACTGGATGATAGAAGAGTCTAGAATAGTAGGAGGTTATAATAACACTTCTACAGATCTAGGTGTTAGGGCTTATATAAATGAAGAAAAAATAAATCAAAGACATAGATTTAATAGCTTGATATATTCTGGAGTTTACAATGCTAATACAGGTGTTAATAGTACTAATGTGTTTAGTGTTTCTGAAAATATTAGCAAATCAATAGACCCTTCTTACGGTGAGATAAAAAGAACAGTATCTTACGACACGAATTTAATAATTTTACAAGAAAGCAAAGTAAGTCAAAGCTTAATTGATAAAGATACAATATACACTTCTGAAGATGGTACGGCAACAAACCCTCCTGGAACAGTACTAGGTCAAACAATTCCTTATGTTGGGGAGTTTGGAATTGGTAATAATCCTGAAAGTTTCGCTGACTTTGGAATGAGAAAGTATTTTGCAGATCCTTATAGAGGGTCTATTTTAAGACTTTCTAGAGATGGTTTAACAGAAATATCTCAAAATGGTATGACAGATTATTTTAGAGATGAACTTGAGAAATTATCTAATGAAGTTAAACCTTACGTGGTTGAAAACACTACTAACACCACTGGAACCGTTAATTCTATAGTTCCTGTAAGTGATCCTAAAGACATAGAAATAGGTATGAATGTAGAAATAAATAATCTTCAAACTAATTCTTTTGTTACCGACGTGTCTTATGTTTCGCCTTTTAGTATAACTCTTTCAAGTAATATAACTTTAACTGGAGTTAGTGATTTAAGATTTGTGACAAGAGTTAAAGATAAAATAGTAGGAGGTTGGGATATATATGATAGACAATATAGTTTATCTATGCAAAAGAAACCACAAAGTCCTAATGAAGAAATGGCTTATCAAACATTGTCTTTTGACGAGTCTGTTAAAGGTTGGACTAGTTTGTATACTTACAATCCATCAAACTCTTTTAGTTTAAAAAACTCTTATTATACAACTTTTAATGGTGGTTTATGGAAACATTATGATGAAAGTGTGATTAATAATAGAGGGACTTTTTACAATACTCATAATAGCTCTTTTGTTGATTTTATATTTAACACTTCTCCATCTGCTAAAAAAGTTTTTCAAACAGTGAATTATGAAGGAGATAATGGGTATCAAATTAATTATTTTAAGTCAGATTCGCAGCAGACAGATCCTGATATTCCACTAACTTCACCTTCAACTTACTTAACTAGTAATAGTTATCAAGATACTTCGGTTCAAGTTTATAGTTATGATCAAGGATTATATACTGATACTATAACTGGACAACCAAAAAGAGCTGGTTTTGATAGAAAAGAAAACTTATATGTTGCAAACTTAATAAATAATAGCTCTGCTAGACCTGATGAAGTTGTATTCGGCGTTTCTATGAGTGGTATAAAAGGGTATTTTGCTAGAGTAAAAATATCAACAGATAACTATACTAACGTTGGAGGTTTAAAAGAAATATGGTCTGTAGGTAGTAAATTTGTTCAATCATCTTAAAAATAAAAATATGTTATTAGAAATATTTCAAACAATTATAATAGAACCTACTCAAGGTGTTATACCTGCTTTAATGATTGCTGGTGTAGCAATGCAGGGTGTCAATGCTGCTTTTGCAATGGGATCTGCAAACGCTATGAATTCAAATATAGAATCATTAAATGATGATATAACAAATTTAGCTAATGCTAGACAAGAAATACCAGATTTTGGTGAAAATATTAAAGATTTATCAGGAGGATTAAAAAATCCATATGCTAGCTTAAGCGTTGCTACAGGGGCTGCTAAAATACAAATGGAGCAAACAGATATAGCTTTAGCAAATACATTAGATGCTATGCAGGCTGGAGGTATGGGCGCTGGTGGCGCAACTGCTTTAGCACAAGCCGCCTCTAGAAGTAAGCAAAATATAGCAGCTAATATAGAACAGCAAGAAGCTTCTAATGAAAAATTAAGAGCTCAAGGAGAGCAACAACTACAGCAGCAAATTATGGCTGAAAAAATAAGGGTACAACAAGGTCAATTAGCCGCGGATCAATTTGCTTTTAATGCTGTTGAAGAAAGAGAGAAAACAGATCTAGACAGAGCTCAAGCGCTACATGACAATGCTTTAGCTCAGCAAATGGAATACAAGAGCGCTGGTTTACAATCTATAGGAGCATTTACTGGAAGCATGGTAGAACTAGGCGGAACGTTAGGGTGATTAAAATAATAATAAAAATAAATTAAATGGGAACATATAGTCAACCAAGTTTAGTTTTAGATACTAGTTTTTCTAAAGCATCGAAAGCCATAAGTGATTCTACTTCTAAAGCTATAGCAGCTGTTCAAGCTCAGAAAAATAAAGAGCAACAAAAAGCTTTAAGTGATCAGAAGAAAAAAGAAAAAGAAGAAAAAGATAAAATACAGCAAGATTTATTATTAAATAAAGAGCAACAAGAAATTCAAAAAGAAGTTGATAAAAGTATTTTACTTACTAAAAAAGTTAAAAGTGGTGAGTTAAGGTTTGGTAAAGATGGTTATGGAGAAGAAGGTACTGTAGCTAATTTAACAATTGAACAGGGTGAAAAGTATAAAGAAATAAGAAGTAAAAATCTTCCACCTTTAGAACTTCAAGCAGAATTAACCGCAGCTGGACTAGATCAAGAAGTTTACAATGCTTTAGGAAATGAACCTGGAGAAGCCATTGATGACCAATTGTCTAATCAAATGATAGCTAATTTCTCTAGTTTAAAAGATCTTGATTATAAAAAAGAAGAATATTCACAAGTAAAGGAGATAATAAATATTGATAGAACTAAAGGTATACCTTTAATAGCTACATTATATAAGATTGGAGAACACACAAACCCTAACAACCCAGGTGGCCCTTGGACTGAAGATGGCTTACCATTACCACCTAAAAAAGGTAAAGATGGAGTTCCATTATACTTCACAAATGAAGATCAGTTTGATTTAAAGTTAAATATAGCTAAAGATTTAAGCTTTGGTGTAAACAAAGGCGCTTATAAATATATTAACCCAGGTGATGGTAGTGATCCTTTTGTTAGATACACCAAAAGTGATGGTTCAACTTTTAAGATGACTCAAGAAGAGCTTTCTAGATCAATAGAAAGAACAGGTGGAGCATTTATAGGAGTAACAGATGGTAAAAAATACAAAGAGTTTTTAGACGGGCACAAGGAAGGTAGCAACGTGGACTTTAAAGGAATTAATAAAACTTACAAAAAATCAATTGACGATGGAGGTGACTCTAAGGTTGTTACGATTCAAAAAATTAGAGATTTAGATAAAGCTAAAGAAAAATTAAGAAACTACGTAGATGAACAAATAGACTTAAACGGGTTAGGTACAACCTCTTATACTGGGAATATTGTTCAAAACAATTGGCAATTAATGGGTGGACCTTTAGAAGCCAAACCAGGTGATCCTAAGCCCACCGGGGGAGTTTACACTTTAGAAGATGTAAAAAACTCTTATCAGTGGAATAAAGACTCATATGCACAAAGAGAGAGAGCTAAAGAACTGCTTTATAATGACATGTATGCTAGGTTCATGGCTGAAGAAAATGTATCTTTTTCAAGATCTGACGTATCGTTAAGTAATACTATACAAAAACAAGATGCAAAAAATCTTCTTACTTCAGCTATATCTATACCAAGTTCACAAAGAAATTTTGCTAACAATTATTTTGGAACTCCAATTGGTCAAACTCAAGAAGGTGACATTAATGTAGGTTTAGAATCTATTTTAACAAATTATCCT